AGCACCTCTCGCTATTTGCCCGTCATTCGAATGCTGGAACGATTATACGCCCGGCCTGCCTTTGCCTTGCAGGCGCTTCGGCATGCAAACGGGCTTCTTTCGGGATTGGCAGGTGCCTCGGATAGCGCATAAACACATGCCCGCTCATGGCCAAGAGCAAACAATGCAGCTTGGGTTAGAATCGAAGCGAAGGCAACCAATTCTTCGTCTTTCTCGATTTCAGGTAATACGACAATGTGTTCTTTAGCCAAAACGCGTCTCGATGAAATATAAAAACAGTATTACTATTTTATTCTATATGTCCTATTTACATCATCTTGTTAAGTTTTTAAGTCTTTGAATCAGCCGACACCGGTTTGGAGCAATCGCACCACTGTATCGGAGCAGAATTCAAACATATCTAGAGCACTAATTCGGCCGAGAAAGCAATTACCGCATCGCCGCTTATCTTGACTTTGACGGGCCGCCCATTGCCAATAGCCATTCGCACCATCATGGCGCCTACACGGCCGATGGCCTCACCTTGCACTGCATCGAGAACAAGCCGGCTGCCGTCGTGCGGCGCAACGCCATACTGTACCAAGTATGCACCCCGCGGACCGTTAGCATTGCCCGTTACCGGATCTTCCGCGATGCCGATAGCGGGCGCAAACATCCGGCTATGGATCATGAGAGATGCACTTGGATCAAGAGTAAACACGTAATGACCATTGCAACCGATTTCACCGCTCAGTGCAGCCAGACCATCCATGTGAGGCCGCAATCCGTGCAACTTTTCGATGCCTCTGATGCCTACCATTACTTTGTAATATCCCATAGAAGCAATAGCAATCGGACATTGCCTTATCAGGTCGGCCGAATTGATGCCCGATGCAGCAAGCAACGTTTTCTGAGCACTAAGCGGCAGAATATCGTGAACCTCCACTTTTCGTTGCATCATCACGATGCGGTAATCATCCTTATTGCGAACAATATCGACCGGCAAAATGCCCGCACCCGTTTTCTGCATCACACGTGTTGTTCCCAACTGCTACTCACCGCCCTAACATAATGCGCAGCGAAGGTGGCATGCCTGTAAATGGGAACCTCTTCTGTCGGAGTGAAAAAGTGAATATGCTCATCATACGTATCGCCGTCCGAAGAAAACATGAAAGCGGTTCTCGAATTATTGAATTCGCGCACAATCTGCTGTATACGCCGATCAGACAAGCCATCGGCATTCGCTACCACCCCAGTAGGATTTCCCGCCTTTAGTGAACGAATCGACTTGGCATAGACGATATGAATGCTGCATTACCCTGTCCCCAATTCGTGCGTATGAAAAATATAAAAGCTTCCCACCTGCATATACGTGGAAAAACCTGGCCTCAAACTTGCGGAGGCGGAGGAGGAGGGATTCGAAAGAATCCCTCACAAGCTTCCCACCAGCGGTTATACGACTATCAGGGACTCAGTGGGACTAAGCGACCCTGATGAACTTCGGCCCGGCATAGGCGGCATCGATCATGCTAATGTCGGCGTGCACGTCCTCCATGAGCGGTTTGACGTAGCGGTCGTAGGTGGTGCTCACCTTCTGGTGCCCCAGCCACGCCGACACGGTCGACACGGGTACGCTAGCCCGAATGCACGCGGTGGCGAAACTATGCCGGCAGCTCATCATGGTCACATGCTGCAATGGGGTCCCATCATTGTACAGTCCCGCCGTCACCCTACGCACGATGTTCTCGGCCGTGTTCGGAGACAGCCTTTTTCCCATCCGGTTCCTGACCACCGGGCTGGCAAGTTTGCCGTCAAGCTCCGTGTCGGTCGCACATGACGGGGCCTTCCATTCCGCCATAATGGCGTAGGCGAATTCTGATATGGGCACCTTGCGAACGCTCTTCGCCGTCTTTGGGGGAGCTAGGAACGGGCCACCCTTTGCGGTTACGTACGTCTGAACGATGGATATCTCGCGCCTCTTCATATCCACCCGCTCCCAGTCGAGACCGAGTATCTCACCCTTCCTCAAACCGAAGCACAGTCCGAGCACCAAAATGCGGGATTCCGTCGAGTCCGCCCCATAGATCCCCTCCACCTGTTGCAGGAAGCGTTTATGGTCGGCAAACGACGATATCCATTCGCCCCACTTCTTCGGGTTCGCCTCCCCTTCCGGTGGATAGGTGTACTTGAGGGAAGCCGGGTTGCGATTGATAATCTCCATGTCGACGGCGACCCCGAGGATGGAGGACAATGTATCCCTTGCGTTCTTGGCGACTTTTCGCGTAGAGCACGAGTTGATCATCTGCTGGACGGAGAGCCGATTTATCTCGTCAAGCCATAGGCCCCCGAACGCCGGTCCCAGCCGCAGCTTGATGTCGCGTTCGTAACCGCGCTTCGTATTGGCCCGCAGACCCTGCTTCTGAGGCCAGTAAACGTATTCGAGGAAATCATCCCATGTTATGCGCCCAGTGCGACCTTTCGCGGCATCGCGCTGAACGAGCATCGCACGCTCATAGGCCAGGGCCTCCCGTTTCGTTTCGAACTTTCGCTTTCGTCTATCCTGCGAACCATCGTAGCGTCTGCCGTACGATATATCGACAACCCAACCGCCACCGTTTTTCCTCACAGCCATGATACAACGCACCTGCCTTTTCCGAATGATTGGCATGCACTCCCACCTAGCTTGCCAATATACGAGTGTACGTTTCGACTTGCCTTCATTCTCCGGTTTTTCTTTATATTTTTCTCCCTGGATGCTTTATCAATTAATTCACTCACTCTACTATTTACCATCCATTCGCTAAGTAATCAAAAACCATGACTCCCCTACAAAAGATGCGGTAGTTACAAAAACTGAAATAAATAGGTATCTCCGATGCAACTAAAAGACCGCTAAACAGAAAAGGTAACATTACTTCTTAGCTTTTATATTCCAGGCTTTTGTAATTTCGTTTTTTAAAAATCTTTGAATTCATCCGCTTTTTAATTTCCACAGAGCTTAACTCGAGTTTTGCCAACAAATCAAAATCCTTTATCATGCGGTTTCCCTGTAAGGCATTGGAATTCATTAAAGACTTTCATCATTGCTAAAAAAGCAAGATTGGTATTTCAGGCGATTGACCGTGTTTAATTTCTTTCCACCTGCACGTTTATAGCGATTGCTATAACGGCATTTGCCGCCCGGCAAGTTCTCCTCCGATACCCGATGTAATAAGTGCCCCAAGCAGATTCTCTTTCGGCTTTCCCATGTCCAATCGTACCCCACCTTGAATCTGCCAGCCTATCCCCTGTTCATCTCCACAATCGTTGTCGCTCCCATGGCCGATGCCTTGAAACTCAGATGACGTTCTCGTACCAGAACGTCTTGGCATCGTCTCCGGATGCGAGCAACGCTTTGCCAGTCTGCGATTTGTCGTTCTGAGAATCCCACGAGTAGGTCGCATCGGAATCAGCTGACGCGGAATAACTGCCGACCCAATAGAGAGACTTCGTATCGCCGTTGACCCAATTAACCGTGATGACATCGCCGGAGATATCCGCCTCCATCGTCGTGCTAGAGGTGGCGTTGCTCTGTGCCTACGAGCCCGTCAGGCCAAGCGGTTCGCTCGATGATGTCGAGCATCCCGCGAGACACGCCGCAAGAGCAACGATTGCCAACGATACGAACAACTTCTCCTTCATGACCTTCCCTTTCACCATGATTCCCTATATTGCAAAGTCAAATGGCACGGAGTACCACACCACTTCCCCTATGATCGTTATCCTATCGGTTCCGGGTTTGCCGTAATCGTAGACTTTCGGATGGAATGTTGGGTCCGTGCTATCGGGGACGAGCTCAAAGCCGTTCTCAAGCTTATGCACGCGCTTTATCGTTGCGTCATAGCCATTGACGCAAATTGCATAAGCTCGGTTATCTATCACAGGTTCTTTTCTCTCTGGGTCAATCAGTGCATAGCATCCATTCGGAAGCCTGCGATTCATCGATTCACCCTCGACCTGAAGTAAAAACGAATATGGATATGAATCCCTTAAAGTAGCCGGTATGGGGAAAAAACTATCGGGCCAATTGACGGGATCACCCATGTCTAAAGGAGTTCCAGCAGCAATTTTTCCAAATAATGGGACATCAGCCATTTCGAATCTCGGGTTACCGGGTTCGCTTCCTACAAGAATCAAATCATCGACAGTGCAATCGAAGTATGCTGCCAGTTTTGACATATTGTCAGGAGTAGGGTTGTTTTTTTCCTGCTCCCAATTTCTATATGTACCAACTCCAATATCCAACTCTTTTGCCACTTGTTCTTGGGTTTTACTGTGCTGCTTGCGGATATTTTTAAGATTTGCAAGACGAAATCCGCCAGACCAATTTCCGCGAATTACTGTCCTCATAATCAATCTCCTTAGTAGCATGTACTAAATATCATTTGTACTTATATTTCGCAGTATATTTACTAGATTATGTGTTGACAAGGTATAAAGTTTCGCTTACATTCCTCTTTAGTAAGCAATTTTCGCTTAGTTTAAGGAGGTGTATAAGCATGGGAAATAAGGTTAAAGAAATGCGCGAAGCAGCAGGGCTAAGCATTAGCATGCTTTCGCATAAGACATTGCTGGCAGACACGACAATTAAATCAATAGAGAGAGGAAATGCGAATCCAACCATAGGAACACTTCAGAAAATAGCAGACTGCTTCGGATGCAGAGTCATCGACCTAATCGATGCAGATGGAAAATGAAAAGCCACAGCTGGTACCTGTGGCTTTTCGCGTCCTCTGGAAGGAGAACAGAATGCAATCAGATTCTATCATGTCAGAAGCAGCGAAAGCAACGGAGCCCCACGAGCCGGGTTGTCTCGCCCCGAGCGAAGAGCCGCTTTATATCACAGTTGAAGCCGCGGCGAAACTCGCCGGGGTATCCCAAGGAGAGATGCGCAAATGGGTGAACAGCCGTATCAGGCCAATTCCTCATCTCAAATGCGGCAACAAATGTCTGGTGAGAGCAAACGCAATCGAGGGATACTGCCGGCAAAAGGAGATCGTATGAACCGCCGGGTTGATTTGGTCGTCACAACCGTAGCGGTTGCCTCTTTCCTAGCCATCCCAACGATATGGAGCCTACTGTACCTCGCGTCTAGGGGTTGGCTCTAATGGTGTCCGCCAAAGACGTCAAGGCTATGGCGGATGCCAGGATAGCATATGAGCGGGCACGATCGAAGGTCCTCGGCATTCCGGACGACTGGATGGCCATAGACCAGTGCCTCCCGAGCGAAGCCTTACGAGATGCGGCGATGTCCGTAGGAGCGACCGTGCAGAGAGAGAGCTTCTGCGGAGTTGGGATTCTCGCTTTCGACTATATGAGCATCCACTGGTACGCATCGAGCGGCGAGGTCCGATAGGACATGAGGACGGAAAGGACTTGGACACCGGAGGAGACAGCCTGGCTCGTGCAAATCGGGCATCGACTGCCGCTCGAAGATATCTGCGAAGCGCTCGGAAGATCGGAAGAATCAGTCAAATGCAAGGCAAAACGTATGCGATTGTACGGTCGCAATGTGGGACCCTTGCGCAAAACCGGCACGATCGCATGCATTTGCAAGTCATGCGGGAGATCGCGCTATCGTTTCTCACGCAACGGAATTTGCTCTATATGCAACGAGCACGCCAAGATCCAGCGGTGCGAGGCGAGGATGTCTGATGCATTGCGAGACCTCCCCCAATCCCTCCGATCGGTGTATATGGAAACCGAGGCCAAGCGTGAGAGCAAGGCGCCGACCATGCCAAACCGGCAAGACAGACGTGCCATGGAGGAGTGGGAGCTTGTATGCCTGCGACGCCAGTACAACGCCGCAAAGAAGAGACTGCAGAGGATGCGCGAGCATGCTGGAACCAACCCCATTTTGAAGCAGTTTCGAAAAAATGAATATTCTGTGAATCCAAAAGAAAATTGACCCTGGGGGCAAAGCCCAAAAGGAGATCCGAAATGGCAGACAAACCAAAGGAGATCGAGAACTGCGCCGAGAAGCTCAGCGATATCACATCGCAGTGCAAATTCGACTTCATATCCGTCAGCAAGCCCAACAAGAGCTTCCTCTTTCCCATCAAAGCAGGATTGAATGCCTATGCAGCTGATTTGGCGATCGGCTGCTCGATTGCCAGCATATACACCGACGAGTCCGTTGCAAAAGAAAGAACCTCGTATACGGGGGACCCTATGAATAATTTCAAAACCGCATTCAGTTTCTCCGTTAATGGCTACAGCAAGCAGTCCGTCTGCTTTGACGGAGGCGATGCCTCATGAACGTAAAGATCGACACTCTCGAAATCGAAATTGTCAAACACGTCACGAGCTGACCGTAATGGGCGACCGCAGCGGACAGGGCAAGACGAGCGTATTCGACTCCATTGCCTGGATTCTCGGCGGCAATCGCTACAAACCATCCAACGTCAAACGCGAGGGCCCGGCAACCAACCCACACCTAAAAGTGGTGCTGTCGAACATCCTCGTCGTTGAGCGCAAAGGTAGGGACAGCGACCTGAAGGGTACGGCACGAAAAGAGTCAATCAGAATCACCATGCCGAAGGAGGGCAGAGGTAAATGAAGATTGGTACAGGAAAGATCGTCATATACGGAATCGGGGGAATCAGCAAGACCACCTTCGCGTCGCATTTCCCCGATCCGCTGTCCATCGATACGGAAGGGGGTTCGCTCGACCTCGATGTGAAACGGGCGAATCCCGCCCCCGCATCATGGAGCATGCTGCTGGGATACATGTCGGAAATCAAGGCCGACCTCACGCTATGCCGGACGCTAGTCATCGATACAACCGACTGTGCCGAGCGCATACGCGCCAAGCACGTGATGGCATCGCATAGGGTAAAGGGCATCGAGGACTTCGGATACGGCGAAGGACATACGTTCGAGAGCAAAAAGTTTTGCCATCTTTCCAACATAAAATCGGGCGTAGTCGAAGTCGGCGTGAATGCAGTCGCAATAACACATTCACATGTTCAGAAGTTTGGACAACCAGACGAACTCGGCACGTACGACCAATGGTCACTCAAGCTCGTCGGCACCCCGAAGGCGAGCAAATCGTCGATGCTCAAGGAATGGGCTGGCATACTGCTTGTCGCAAACTATGAGACGATGATCTTGAAACTCAACCAGAAGACGGGCACACACGTCGAGGCGACAGGCAACAAGCACGTAATGGGCACGACGCACCATGCCGCCTGAGATGCGAAAAATCGATACGGTTTGGCAGGCAAATTGCCCTTCGATTACGGCCGGATCGCACATGTACTGCCTATTGATACCTACAGCCCAGCCCATAAAGTCAGAGTACTCGAAGCCGCTGCACAATCTCATGTTTAAAGACGATGTCTCAGACATGAAGTTACAAAATTATTGCTATCGTATGGGGTATTGCTCGGCCGCAACACCCGCAACAACGTACCCCTCTGACTTCACGGCGTACCTTGTAACCACCGGGGTCGAAGCGGTAAGCGAAATCGGGAACTACGAAAAACCAGTTCCCTTCAACTAGGGAGAAAGAAAGGATCGGAACATGGTTGTGAAAATCACAGATAACGAAGTATACGAGGACTTCGATTGTAAGATTGGGACAGAGGCAGATGATGACAGATTCACCTTACTACCAGCGGGTACGTACCCTTACCGCATCACGAAATTCGACCGCGTGCGCTTCGAAGGATCAGAGAAGATACCGGCCTGCTGGAAGGCGGAACTGACCCTTGAAATCAACGGTGGCGAGGCGGGCACCGCCTACGTACGCGAGAACATCTTCTTGACAAAGAAGCAGGCATGGAGAATCAAACAGCTGTTCGTATCTGTCGGCCAGATATCGAAGTATGTGGAGGAGTTTGTTCCCAACTGGAACGCCTTGGTCGGCGACGGCGGCATGCTCCAGCTGTCGAGGCGGACATTTAAGGGGCGCAACGGCGACGACATAAACACCAACGACGTCAAGAAGTTTCTCGATCCCAAGGAAGCCGCCAAGGCCGTTTCCACAACCCAAGGTACACAGCGGGCCTTTGCGTACGCTCAAACTGGGTTCAAATTCCCGCAAGGTGCGTGATGAGGGCAATTCTGCGCCCGTACCAGCAATCGGCCCGCGAGGCCATCGAGAGGAACTGGGACGAGAGGCACCACTATACGCTCCTCGTCCTTCCCACAGGTACGAGTAAGACGGGCATAGCGCTCAGCAAGCCGAGAAAACGCCGGGACGAGAGACCATCGACCCCGCAGCAGATCAGGCAACTCGAGAGCCACGGGTTCCAGCACGTCAGAACGTGGTCGGTACAGGATGCCAGCACCATGATCATGCACATAGCGGCACAGGGATGGCACGGCGTCCCCAAAGGCGTCGACCCCCGCACGTACGTGCCGGGCGGTGATGCCGCGTGACCGGTTACGACCTGGAAGAATGCCTGCAAGCCGTAGCCCCGGCATCGCTGCAGTACCAGGAATGGATAAAGATCGGCATGGCCCTCAAGAAGGAGGGCTACCCGTTCGCTGTTTGGGATTCATGGAGCCGGGGCGACACGGCCAGGTACAAGGGCAACGGCGCCATGCAGCGCAAGTGGGACGGTTTCGGCCAGGCAGGCATGGCATTCGTCGGCGGTGGGACCATCGTGATGATGGCACGCGACCGGGGCTGGTCCCCGCCGCGAATGCCCGACGGGCCGGACGAGGCGATAGGATGGGACGACGCCGTAGCCGTAGTGGACCCGTCGTGGATAGAGCCCGCCGAAGTCGAGGAACCCGCCGCGTGGGACCCCGCCGACCAAGCAGCGCGCTACCTGTCGGCCCTCTTTGACGCCGACGACATGGTAGGTTACGTCACAACCGCATTCGAACGGGACGGGCGCTGGACCCCCCGCGGCAAGGGCGCCTACGATCGCACCGCCGGCGAGCTCATCGACAACCTGCAGCAGACCGGCAGCATCGAGGCGGCACTGGGCACTCCCGACCCCATGGCAGGCGCATGGATACGCTTCAACCCGCTCGACGGCCAGGGCGTGAAGAACGCCGACGTCACGGAATTCCGGTATGCTCTCGTCGAGTCCGACGACATGCCGATTGAGAAACAGAGGGCCATCATCGCAGAACTCGAGCTGCCGTGCGCATGCATAGTGCATTCCGGCGGCAAGAGCCTCCATGCCATAGTGAGAGTCGACGCCAAGGACTACGACGAATACCGCAAGCGCGTCGACTACCTCTACGAGGTCTGCAAAAAGAACGGCCTCACGCTCGACACGCAGAACAAGAACCCGAGCCGCCTGTCGCGCTTCCCGGGCTTCGACCGCGGGGAGAACCGCCAGTACATCGTCGCGGAGTCGTGCGGGAAGGCATCGTTCGCCGAATGGCGCGATTGGATAGAGGAGCTCAACGACGGGATGCCCGATATCGAGGAGCTCGACGTCTCGGACGTGCCCGAGCCGCCCGACCCGGTCATCGACGGCATCCTCTACCCGGGCGACAAGATGATGCTGTCCGGCCCCAGCAAGGGCGGCAAGAGCTTCTGCCTGATGGAGTTGTGCTGCGCGATCGCCGAAGGCGGCACATGGCTCGGGCGCGCGTGCCGGCAGGGCAAAGTGCTCTACGTGAACCTAGAGCTGAAACGCGACTTCTGCAGGCG